GCAAGACACCCGGATTCCCGACTCGGTGATCCGCGTGATGCGCCACAAGGGCAAGATCGGCCAAGACATCGACCACCCGGCCGTGTTCCCGGTGGCGCTGCCGCAGTTCGTCATCGAGGCCTACTCGGACGAGGGCGACCTGGTGTTCGAGCCCTTCGGCGGCAGCGGCACGACGATGCTGGCCGCGCAGCGTACCGGTCGCATCTGCCGCACCGTCGAAATCGCGCCGGAGTACGTGGACGTCGCCGTTCGGCGCTTCCAGCAGAACCATCCCGGCGTGCCGGTCACCCTGATCGCCACCGGCCGGTCCTTCGATGAGGTGGCTACCGAGAGACAGGCGGCAACCGAGGTGGCGGCATGACGGTGTCTTGGCTGGCCGACAAGATCGAGCAGTGGCCGACCACCAAGCTGCTGCCCTACGCCCGCAATGCGCGTACCCACTCGGGTGAGCAGGTTGCGCAGATCGCCGCGTCCATCGTCGAGTTCGGCTTCACCAATCCGATCCTCGCCGGCAGTGACGGCGTGATCGTCGCCGGCCACGGGCGGCTCGCGGCAGCGCAGAAGCTCGGCCTGGAAGTGGTGCCGGTCGTGGTGCTCGACCACCTCAGCCCGACGCAGCGCCGCGCCCTGGTGATCGCAGACAACCGCATCGCAGAGAACGCCGGCTGGGACGAGGCGATGCTGCGGATCGAACTCGAAGCCTTACAGCTCGAAGGCTTCGATCTGGACATCACCGGCTTCGACGCCGACAGTCTGGCCGACCTGCTCGCCGCAGAGGAGACGACGACCGAGGGCCAGACCGATGAGGATGCGGTGCCCGAGGTCAGCGAGGCCCCCATCTCACGTCCGGGCGATGTCTGGATCTGCGGTCAGAACCGGCTGCTGTGCGGCGATGCCACCGTGGCCGGCAGCTACGAGCGTCTGATGCAAGGGGCCTTGGCGGACATGGTCTTCACCGACCCGCCCTACAACGTCAACTACGCCAACAGCGCGAAGGACAAGATGCGCGGCAAGGATCGCGCGATCCTGAACGACAACCTGGGTGACGGTTTCTACGATTTCCTGCTGGCCGCGCTGACGCCGACCGTCGCCCATTGCCGGGGTGCGATCTACGTGGCGATGTCCTCCAGCGAACTCGATGTGCTGCAGGCCGCCTTTCGCGCCGCCGGCGGCCACTGGTCGACCTTCATCATCTGGGCCAAGAACACCTTCACCCTGGGTCGCGCCGACTACCAGCGCCAGTACGAGCCGATCCTGTACGGCTGGCCCGAAGGCGCGCAACGTCACTGGTGCGGCGACCGCGACCAGGGGGATGTCTGGCAGATCAAGAAGCCTCAGAAAAACGACCTGCACCCGACGATGAAGCCGGTCGAACTGGTCGAGCGGGCGATTCGTAATTCCAGCCGCCCCGGCAACGTCGTGCTCGACCCGTTCGGCGGCTCGGGCACGACCTTGATCGCCGCCGAGAAGTCAGGGCGGATCGCGCGGCTGATCGAACTCGATCCGAAGTACGTGGATGTGATCGTGCGCCGCTGGCAGGACTTTAGCGGCGGCAGGGCCATCTCGGAGGACGGCCAACGCGTCTTCGATGAGGTCGCACACCGAGAGGCTCAGGTGTGATCAGACAGGGCGGATTTCCGGATGATGCCCAAGCTCGACGCCGTCTGCGCGGTGGATGCGGTGAGGATCAGAAGCCCGTGCGCCGAGCTCGTCAAAACTCGGAGCGTTTTAGGTCGCGATAAAAGTTTTCGTGCGGCCCGATCATCAGCAGCTTGAGGGTGTGCTCATCTAGGACGCGGTAAGCGAGCAGGCAGAGCAGGGAGCCCATGCGGAACTTGTAGACCTTCACGCCGGCCAGATCACCGACTTTGGTTTCACCCACGTCGGGTTGGCGTGCGATGGCGCGAACGGCATCGTCAAGCGCCGCTTTTTGTTGCCTATGCAGCTTCTTGACAGCGCGCTCGAAGGTCGGGGTGACGAGGATCCGCATCAACCGAAGCGATATTCACCCACGGGGTCTTCCTGATCAGCGATCAGGATGTCGCGGATCACGCTGAAGGGCAGATCAGGATTTTCTGCGGCGATCTTGCCGATACGTGACCAGTACTCGATTTGCTTGGGCACTGAACGGTGCTCGATGGCCCCGTAGCGCTTGGCACTCTCGACCAGGGTCTCTGGCAGTTTGACGTTGACGGCCATATGAACCTCCATTGATCGGCTCCATGATAGCCCATAATGGACCAAAAGGGACCTTTTTCTCAGTCGGCCAGTGACTCTTCGACGATCTCGCAGTGCATCACAAAGCCCGTCAGGTAGGGCAGACCGCGCGGGATGCCGTATTGCTTGCTGGCCTGCCGGCCAATCGTCCAGCCCATCCAACGTTGGGTGGCAGTGTTGATCGCATCCTGCAAGGCTTGGCCTTGGTACAAACCGTTCTGGACGTCATCGGCAAAGTGGCGGCCGTGGCGGCTGTCCAGGAAGGCCCGCACCGATTCGAGGGGCTGGCCGGTGGCGCCCGAGATGGCGGTCATCGCCAGGGGCCACGAGGCCTCGGCGTGCTCGTTCATCGTGCCCCAAAAGCCCCAGGCATCGTTCTGGGTGGCGGGGATCGCGCGGGTGGTGTTCATCTCGGGCTCCTTGGCGTTGATCGTTGCGACGCTCGTAGTAACGCGCTGTTCGATCGAGAAGCCAAGCGCAGCTCGGCCTCTTCTTCGATGTTTCTGATCAGGCGATGCGGTAGACCCGCTCACCGCCCTGTGGCTTGTCCGAGACGATGGTCAGGCCGAGCTTTTTCTTGAAGGTGCCGGCAAAGGTGCCGCGCACCGTGTGCGCCTGCCAGCCGGTGGCCTCGCAGATCTGGCCGATGGTGGCGCCCTCGGCGCGGCGCAGCATCGCGATCACCTGGGCCTGCTTGCTGTCCTGCCGGGTGCGCGGTTTGGTTTCCTTGGCCCACTTCGCCTCACACGCGGCGACCTCGGCCTCCATACCGGGGTCTGCAGTCAGTGGCGCGGTGGCGGCCTCGGGCGTGCCCTGTGGCGCAAGCGCGGGCGCGGGGCGTGGCATCCCCAGGGCGTCATAGCCCTCGGCGGCGACGCACCAGCCCTCGCCATCGGGCGTGATCAGCGCACGGTTGAACATGCCGTCGAGCACCTTCCTGCGTGCGCCGCCTTTGATGTGGTCGGGGAACCAGGTGATCTTGCCGCCGCTGGTGTGGATGGCCTTGGCGAGGATGGCGTGCTGCGCTGGGGTGAGTTGGGTGGTAGTCATGGGCTGCTCCTTCGGGGGTGGTGGATGACGATGTGATGAACGCGCTGTTCCGGACTGAAGCCAAGCGCTCCGTGCTTGGCTTCGTCGGTTTCCGATCAGTCCTTGGCGATCTCCGCTTCCGTCGGTTGCGGCAAAGAAATCCCTGCCTCGATGCCCGCCTTGAAGGCCGCTTCCAACGCATCCCGGATGCACCACACCGCCGTGTCGTGGAAGTCGAGGCTGTCGGCGTGGCGGGTCTGCAGGGTGTCGATGCCCAGATGCTTCTGGGCGATCAGGGTGAGGATGGTGTCGATCTGGCTCATGGCGTTTTCCTTTCGGGCTTGGTTGGCGTGACGTGATGAACGCGCTATTCCCGATGGAAGCCAAGCGCAATCCGCAGGAATGACGAAGAAATGATTGAAGGTGACGATGGGACTTTCCATTCGCGCCTACGCGCGCCACCGTGGCGTGTCGCACGTGGCCGTGAAGAAGGCCATCGACACCGGGCGGATCACCCCGCTGCCGGACGGCACGATTGATCCGGACGCGGCGGATGCGCAGTGGGCTCAGAACACCCTGCAGCCGCGCAAGGCTGCTGCGGCAGCACCCGCCCAAGCCGCCAAGGTCCGCCCCACGCCGGCACCGGATACCGCAGGTGCGCCCTTGTCGACCGGCGGCACATCGCTGCTACAGGCCCGCACGGTCAACGAAGTGCTCAAGGCCAAGCTCAAACAGGTGGAGCTGGCCGAGAAGAAAGAGGAACTGGTGGACCGCGCCAAGGCCGTGGCGCACGTGTTCAAACTGGCCCGCACCGAGCGCGATGCGTGGTTGAACTGGCCGGCGCGCATCTCCGCGCAAATGGCCGCCACCCTGGGCGTGGACCCGCACGCGATGCACATGACACTGGAGTCGGCGGTGCGGGATCACCTGAGCGAACTGGGCGAACTGCGCCCGCGCGTGGACGGATGATCGACGACTACGAAGGCGCCGCAGAGATCGAACGCGCCTGGCGCGAGGGGCTGACACCGGACCCGTTGCTGACAGTCTCGGAGTGGGCTGACCGCCACCGCGTGCTGTCCAGCAAGGCCTCGGCCGAGCCGGGTCGCTGGCGCACCAGCCGCACGCCGTACCTCAAGGCCATCATGGACTGCCTATCGCCGACCTCGCCCATCGAGCGCGTGGTGTTCATGAAGGCGGCTCAGCTGGGCGCGACCGAGATGGGCTCGAACTGGATCGGCTACGTGATCCACCACGCACCCGGGCCCATGATGGCGGTGTGGCCAACGGTGGAGATGGCCAAGCGCAACTCCAAGCAGCGGATCGACCCGCTGATCGAGGAATCGTCCGCCTTGGCCGAACGGATCGCCCCGGCGCGCTCGCGCGACTCGGGCAACACCATCCTGGCCAAGGAGTTCCGGGGTGGCGTGCTGGTGATGACCGGGGCGAACAGTGCGGTGGGCTTGCAACTGCAGTTGCTCGAACCCGAACACCTGCCCGCCACGTTGAACCAGGAATTGGCTTCGGGCAATGTGATCCGCGCAGGCATCGAGTTCGACAAGCTCGGGCGGCGCGTGGCCTATCACCTCTACCGCTCGCATCCCGGTGACGGCTCGCTCGCGCCCATGTCCGGCACCGGTGGCCTCGACACCGTGCGTGTCCCGGCCAACGAGATCATCCACCTGTTTCGCCCGCTGCGGCCCGGACAGATCCGGGGCGAACCGTGGCTGGCGCGCGCCCTGGTCAAGCTCAACGAACTCGATCAGTACGACGACGCCGAGCTCGTGCGCAAGAAGACCGCCGCGATGTTCGCGGGCTTCATCACGCGCCTGTCGCCCGAGGACAACCTGATGGGTGAAGGCTTGCCGGACGCCAATGGCGCGGCGATGGCTGGACTCGAGCCGGGCACGCTGCAGATCCTGGAGCCCGGCGAGGACGTGAAGTTCAGTCAGCCCGCCGACGTCGGCGCGAGCTACGCCGAATTCCTGCGCATGCAGTTTCGGGCGGTGGCAGCGGCGATGGGCATCACCTACGAGATGCTGACCGGCGACCTGACGCAAGTGAACTACTCGTCGATCCGGGCCGGACTTCTGGAATTTCGCCGCCGCTGCGAGGCCATCCAGCACGGCGTGATCGTCCACCAGCTGTGCCGCCCGATCTGGCGGGCGTGGATGGAACAAGCCGTCTTGGAAGGCGCGCTGGCGCTGCCGCAGTTCACCGAGAAGAAGCGCGACTACTTCGCGGCCAAATGGATTCCACAGGGTTGGCAGTGGGTCGATCCCAAGAAGGAATTCGACGCGATGCTGACCGCGATTCGCGCCGGGCTGCTGTCTCGCTCGGAAGCCATCTCGGCCTTCGGCTACGCGCCGAGGACATCGACCGCGAGATCGCCGCCGACAACCAGCGCGCCGATGCGCTCGGTCTGGTCTTCGACTCCGACCCGCGCCACGACAAAGCGACCCAACCATCGGCATCAGGCGCTCCCATGAATGCGGCCGCCACGGTGGCCGTGCCGCGAGCCCCACAGGACCTCTGACATGCCACTCCTTCATCTGGCGTCCCGCATCGTTGGGACGCCGCTGCTCATTGCGCGTCCGAAACTCGACGTGATCCTCTCGGTGCTGGGCTCGCGTCTTGGTTTACAGAGCCTCGGCCTGCCCGATCTGGACATGGCCATGCCGCTGCCCACACCGCGCCAGACCGCCACCTCGGTTCAGGCGGGCATGGCCGTCATCCCGGTGGTCGGCACGCTGGTCAGACGTTCGATGGGCATCGAGGCCGCCTCTGGCCTGATGTCCTACGGCGAGATCGAAGCTCAACTGGACGCCGCGCTGGTCGACCCACAGGTGGCGGGCATCCTGCTCGATCTGGATTCGCCCGGCGGCGAGGCCTCGGGTGTGTTTGAGTTGGCCGAGCGTATCCGCGCCGCCAGCACCATCAAGCCGATCTGGGCACATGCCAACGATGCCGCGTACTCGGCGGCCTATGCCATCGCGGCGGCCTGCCAGCGCCTGACGCTGTCGCAGACCGCTGGCGTCGGGTCGATTGGCGTGATCGCACTGCACGTCGACCAGTCGGTGAAGGATGCCAAAGACGGCCTGAACTACACCGCCATCTTCGCGGGCAGCCACAAGAACGATTTCTCGCCGCACGAGCCCCTCAGCGCGCAGGCGGCCAGCGCGCTGCAGGCCGAGGTCGATCGGCTCTACGACATCTTCGTCGAGCAGGTTGCGCAGATGCGCGGCCTCGATCCGGATGCCGTGCGCGCCACCGAAGCCGGGCTGTTCTATGGCGAGCAAGCGGTGGCAGCGGGTCTGGCCGACGCCGTGAGGCCGTTGGATGCGGTGCTGGCCGAGTTCACCGAGGCGTTGGCGGCCCAGCAGCGGCTGGCGCAGCCCGGTATGGCCCGCGCCTCGCCACGAAAACTGGCCCCGCAGTTGTCCGCAACCCCGCCCCGAAGCAAACCGTTCACCCTGGAGCACACCATGACCGACCCCCAAGACGATCACGAAGACAACGGACTTGATCCGACCGACACCGCCCCGCAGGGCGATCAGCCGCAGCCTGATGGCGACCCGCAAGCGACGCCTGCCGCCCTCGCGGCTCTGGCGCAGTCCTTTGCCAGCGGGCGCGGCCAGGCGCGGTCCCAAGCACAAGCCATTGCAGAGCTGTGCCTGATCGCGGGCCAGTCCCAACGCACGGCGGAATTCCTCGCCGCAGGCCTCTCGGAAGCACAGGTGCGCCGCGCCCTGCTCGAGGCCCGTGCCGACCAGCCCGACATCACCTCGCGCATCACCGCCGAGGCAGGAACCCGCCTGCACCCGGAAAACAGTCCGGTGGTCGCTGCCGTCAAGAAACTCACCGCCAAGGAGTAAGCCATGCCCACGGTCTCTCAACCCAAGAACCTCGGCGACCTGCTGAAGTACGAAGCGCCGAATCTCTACTCGCGTGACCAGGACACCGTCGCGGCCGCGCAGAACCTGTCGTTGGGCACCGTGGTGGGCCGCGAAACGGCCACGGCCAAGCTCAAGGCCCTCGACCCGAGCGCCACGGACGGCACGGAAATCGCCGTTGGCGTGCTCGGCAATGACGTCGATGCG